TTTAAATGTAAATTTATTATAAAAGAATATAAAAAACAAATGTTTGGAAAACTAGGAAATAAAGCAGAGTATTTTTGCTTAATAAAATAAAAAAATGGAGGTGCTTTTATGAAGTTAGAGTTAGTACAAGCTAAAAGAATGTATGCAGATAATAAAAGTATAGATGAAATAGCTAGTGCTTTAAATAAAAGTAAAGGCACTGTTTATAGATGGATAAAAGATAATAAAGAAGAATTTGAAGAAGCTAGAAAGCTAAAAGAAATTACATCTGATGATATGGGCGAAATATTAGACGAAGCACATAAGAAAATGCTTCTAAAAATTGTAGAAAATCCAGAAATGTTAGGGAATCCAAAAGTTGCTGACGCATTAGTTAAAATTGCAAATGTCTTGGAGAAAATGGACAAAAGAAGAGAGCAAGAAAAGAAAGCTAATAAAAAAGAAGAAGATGGAGGAGTTGTATTTATAGATGACATCAAAGATGAAAAAGATAAGTGAGATATTCCTACCACAATTCTATAAATTATACAGAACTTGGCAACAAGGCAACTATACAAGATATGTCTGTAAAGGAGGAAGAGGTTCAGCTAAATCAACACATATTGCTGAAATTTTAGTCCTCTCAATAATAAGAGATCCAGTTAATGCAGTAATCCTTAGAAAAGTAGGAGAAACTTTAAAAAATAGTGTATATGACCAAATTAAATGGGCTATCAATGAACTAGGAGTTGAAGAATATTTTACTTTTAAGGTATCACCTATGGAGATAATTTATACTCCAAGAGGCAATAAATTTATGTTTTTTGGAGTAGATAAACCTGAAAAAAGAAAATCTTTTAAAACAGCTGATTATCCAACTGCATATTATTGGGTTGAAGAGGCTGCTGAATTTACAACAGAAGATGAAATAGATATAGTTATAAAATCAATTCTAAGAGGTAAATTACCAGCTGGGTTAAAGTATAAAGGATTCTTATCATATAATCCACCTGAAAGAAAACATCATTGGATAAATAAGAAATATGACATTGTAGATAATAATACAAGTGCCTATGTACATCATTCTTATTATTATAATAATCCTTATTTATCTGAGGAGTTTTTAATAGAAGCTGAGGAAATGAAGAAAAATGATTCAGTTAGATATAGAAATGTTTATTTAGGAGAAGTTATAGGGAGTGGAATAGTACCATTTCCAAAGTTAAAAATTGAAAAATTAACTGATTCTTTTATTAAAACATTAGATACATTTAGAAATGGGATTGACTGGGGTTATGCAACAGATCCTGTGGCTTTTGTTAGATGGGGTTATGATAGAACAAGGCAGAGAATTTATGCAATAAATGAATATTATGGAGTTCAAATATCAAATAAGAAACTAGCAACAGCTATTAAAAAAATGATTCCAAGAAATGAAATAGTAACTTGTGATAGTGCTGAGCCAAAGTCAGTTGCTGAATTAAGAAGTTATGGTATAAGAGCATACAGTGCTAAGAAGGGAAAAGGTAGTGTAGAAAGTGGTGAGAAGTGGTTAGCTGAAAATGAAATATATATAGATCCAGCTAGGACACCAAATATTGCAAGAGAATTTCAAGTGGCTGATTATGATATTGATAGATATGGGGAAACAATACCAAGACTTGTTGATAAAGATAATCACACAATAGATGCTACTCGTTATGCTTTTGAAAGTGATTTGAAAAAAAGAAGAAATTCACAAGATAAAAAATTAATCCGACCAAGAGGAATTTAATATTAAAAATATCGTTCAATAACCTTTCAAAAAACATTTTAAATAAATTTAGGTATAAATTATTGAATGAAAATTGAAAGGCTTTTAAATGAGTTTTAAAGGGGTAAAAATGGACAAAATGTATGAAGGCTATAAAAAGCTAAAAAGCAGTGAAATATATAAGAACTATGAAAGAAATAAAAAGCTGTTTGATGGTAAGTCTTCAGAAGTTTTTTATAACGCTGTCCTTAGTAGAGTAAAACTTGAATATATGGGAGTAATTGATAGTAATAATAAATACTACGAATTTGTGAGAGAAGGAAACACTATTGTAAGAAGAGAAAAGTCATTTAAAGACCTTATAGTTGGAAATAATATACTTGGTTCAATCACTAAGTTATATGCTGAACTTGCTTCTAATAGTGAGCCAACTGTAAATTTAGAAGATGAGAAAAAAGATATATTAGAAAAAATTGATTTACAAGATAAAACATCAGAAGCAGTAGCAATTCAAAGCTATGGTGGAAAACTTTTATTAAAAGGTTTCATAGTTGACAATAGTCTGTATTTAGATATAGTTGCACCTCATCAGTATTTCACAGTACCTAGTATTTTAAGTGAAGAAATTATAGATAAATATGTAATTTTTACTGAAGAGAAAAGAACTTTAAAAGCTGAAATATATAGTGAGGGTTGTACAGAATATAGAATGTACAAAATAGGAGGTCAAAATTTTGAGGAAATAGACTATGAAGTTGACTTAACTCAATATGGAGCAACAAAAGATGGTAAAGGCTGGAAAAAAGTATATAAAGGCTGGCAAGTTGTAGAAATTCATAATCTATTCAAAAGAAGTGACTATGTTGAAGATTTAGTTATCTTAAATAGGGAACTTGTAGTTGGAGATACTTTAACAAGTCAGGCATTTGATAAAGTTGCAAATCCTCTACTTCAAGTTCCAGAGGGGGCTTTGGAATATGATGAAGAGGGAAATTTAACTGTAAAAATAAATGATAGGGTCATAATAGTAGATCCAGAAGACAAGGATCTTAAACAGGTTGAGCTAAAAACTAAAACAGAAGAATGGAAGACACACAGAACTGGAATTGTTGAGCAGATATATATAGCAACTGGAACAAATGAACAGGCATTTGGGCTTAATAAAAATGGAACGGCTGCATCAGGGGAAGCGAAAAGAAGAGATTTAGAAAGAATTATATCAACTGTTATAACTAAGAGGGATAGAGTGTTTGCAGGATTTGAAAAAATAGTTAAATGGGGATATTCAATAATTCATAATAGTGAATTAGATATAACGATAAGTGGTAAAGATATTTTAAGTCTTGGAGTTGGAGAAAAAATAATAATAGCAGTGCAAGGAATAACATCAGGAATTTTAAGCATAGAAAGTGCAATTAAATATGTAAATATTGGTGATGTTGATATTGATGAAGAAATGACAAGATTAAAAAGTGATTTAGCATATAAAACTAAATTAATAGAAGCATTACAAACATTGTCACAGTTGGATACAGAAGAAAGAGTTGCAGGTCTTATAAAAAAACAAGCTGATGAATTAATGGAGGAGTTAGGGTTAAATGAGTAAGAAAAAAAGCCTTTTCCCACACAGTGCTGAGAATACTTTACGAAGAGTGTTCAATCTTAATTCAAAGATAATTTTAAAGAAAATGAAAAAATCAACAGAGGAAGATTTTTCAGATGTTGAATTTGATAATAAAGAAAAAAAGAAAATTATTGAAGATTTAAAAAATGTTGCTATTGCAACAAATAAAGAAGTCTTTAAAAGTTGGAGAACTTTAACTGATGAAGAATTAAAACAGACTGATTTAAAAGGTGCAAAGTATTGGATTAGAGAGAACTATTTAAGAGTACAAAATATGAAAGAAACTTTTAAGGATCAGTTAGGGAAAACAAGAGAAAAAGAAATACAAAATTTATTAAAAACTTTTGATAGTACCATTAATTTTAGATTTGAAAAATTAAAAAATGGGAACATTTCAAATACTGATATTAATAAACTTATAAGTCAATTGAATGCTAATTATGCACCAAACAAAGAAATGAAAGCATTAATTGATCAGTTAAAAAGCAAAAAAAGTTTAGGGTCTAGTGATATTGACAAGCTACAAAAATGGGCTAATAGAAGAAATGAACTATGGGCAAGAAATGAAGCTGGTAACTTATATGCTAATCAACTTCAAGATTTATGGCTTGAAAATGGCATAGAAAAATATATTTGGAGAACTATGGAAGATAACTATGTAAGAATGGAACATGTTGAAAAAGATGGGAAAATTTTTGGAGTTGATGATGATATTTTACCAGGACAAGAGTTTGGATGTAGATGTTGGGCTGAACCAGTAAAACAAGGAGGAAATAAAGAATGATAGAAAATGAACAAGAAGTAATTGACTATTTAAAAAAAGAAGAAAATAAGGACTTTTTAAGTAAGAATGGTTTTAGTAAAGTTGAAACTAAGGTTGAAACAAAAGAAGTAAAAACTCCACTTACTGAAGATGAAGTAAAAGCATTTGTAGAAGGAAACAAAGAATTAAAATCTAAATTATCTGAGGAAATGGTGAAAGGCTATTTAAAAGAAAAGTTAGGTATAGATGTTAATGACGACACTTTAAAACAAGGTTTAGTTTTAGGTGGAACAGTAGAAAATATCAAAAAATTAGCAGTAGGGAAAATTTTATCTGGAATTAAGTATGGGGATTTATTAATGTCAAAAATAGACTTTTCAAAAATTAACTTTAAAGATGATAAAATTGAAGGTTTAGATGAACAACTTACAAAACTTCAAGAAACATATAAAGATTTATTTAATCCAGTAGGAACAGGAGGGCAAACAACTCCACCAGGACTACCAAAAACAACTCCTGCAACTGAACTTGAAAAAATAAATCAAGAAATTGAAGAATTAAAGAAAAAGCCGTCACAACAAAATAGGGCAAAAATATTGGTTTTAATAAGTAGAAAAGAAGAATTAGAAAAAAAATAGGAGGAATAAACAATGGCAGATATCATAACAATAGAAAGAATTGTAGGGAAAAAGGAAGATTTAACACCAGCTTTGGCATATACAAATGCAAACAAAGCACCTTTATATCTTAATTTAATTAATTTAGGAAATGTTACACCAACAACACAAGCTAAAATTTCTTGGGTTGACTACTCATCAGAAGGAACACAAACAGCTATAAAAGCAAAAGTAGCAACAGCTGCAGCAACATCATTTACTGTTGAAGATGCTTCAATATTTACTGCTGGATGCCTAGCAGCAATAGGAGATGAAGTTGTACAAGTTACAGCAATATCAGGAGATACTTTAACAGTAACAAGAGCACAACTTGGAACAACAGCAGGGGCAACTTATGAAGCAGGAGAAGAAATATTCTTTATAAATGATAACTTAGAGGAAGGTGCAGATTTACAAGGTGCTAATTACAAAGCAGGAGTAAATTTTGATAACAATACTCAAATCATAAGAGAAGAAATTTCTTTATCTGGGACAGCAACTGCAATAACTTTACCTTCAAGTGGTGGAACAGATGCTTATACATTTGAGCAAATAAGAAAAATGGATAAGGTAGTTGGAAAAATAGAAAAAGCAATAATTTCAGGAAAGAAATTTGAAAGTGGTCAAAAAAGAGGAATGGACGGAGTCAGAAATTTCTTAGCAAAAGGACAAGTAGTTGATGCTTCAAATAATGAAATTTCATTAGAAATTTTAGGTAATGCATTAAAGAAAATTTTTAATGCTGGTGGAGATTTAACAGGTGGAAACTATGCTTTATACGTTCCAGGAGTACAAAAGATGAAAATATCAAAATTACTAAAAGGATATATTCAAGCAAATCCTGAAACAACAACATTAGGTGCTATTGCAACTCATGTAGCTACTGATTTTGGAACATTACCAATAATAGTTTCAAATAACCTTCGTTCAACTGAAATCTTAATTTTAAATCATGATGATATAACATTAAGACCATTACAAGGCAGAGAAATATTCCATGAATATATGGGAAAAAGAGGAGACTCAACACAAGGTCTAATTCTTTCTGAATTAAGTGTTGAAGTTAGAAATATTCACACAATGGGAATGATAACTGGTTTAAAAAAATAATAAAAGGACAATGTCCCTGACAATGAGGTCAGGGATATTCCTAAAAGGGAGGAACAATGAAATTAAAACATAAAACATTTGATAAAGTATCAGTATATTGCAATGGAGAAGTATATAACTTTGTCAATGGAGAAATTGAAGTAGATGATATAGTAGCAAAGGAATTATTAAAAAATCCTGCTATTGAAGAAATAAAAGTAGAAGAAGTTGCAAATGTTGAAGAAGAAAATCAAGAAAATGTTGAAGAACATGATGAAAAGAAAAAAGGAAGTAAAAAATGATAGGCTACGTTGAACTTGAAGAAGCTAAAAAATTTTTAGAAGAAAGATATTCAAATATAAATGAAGAAAAACTAAAAAGAGCTTTGTATCAAGCATTTGACAAAATTGAAAATATTGGTGCTAGAGAAGGTTATAAAACAGAAAAAAATTTTCCAAGAAAAAAAGATAAACCAAGAGTTTTAGAACTTATAAAAAGAGCACAAATATTAGAAGCCTATGCAATTATAACAGGTGGAAATGAAGATATAAAGAGGCTTGGTAAGGGGATAACAAGCAAGTCTATAAGTGATATGTCTGTAAGTTATGATAGAAGTCAAAAAATTGGAGATATAACATTTGCTTCTGTGGAAGCTGCAAGAATAATGAAAAGATTTTCAAGGAGAAGTTTTTAATGCAAGATATAGATAATGGTTATAAAAAAATTAAAGAAGAATTAGAGAAATTAGAGAAATTAAAACTAATTATTTATATTGATGACAAAGCAACATATCCTGGTGGAATTAAAGTAGATTTCATAGCTATGCTTATGGAATATGGAAATGAAAATTTTGATGTAGCTTTTCCAGCTCGTCCATTTTTTCGCTCAACTTTTGATGCACATTATGATGATATTTCAAATCTTATGGAAAAATGTATAGATAAAATTGCAGATGGGAAAATGACGGCACATAAGGCATTTGAAACTGTTGGAAAAGATGTAGTAAAAAAAGTTAGAGAAATGATATTAAATGGAACTTATGCAGCACTTGCTGAAAGCACAGTAAAAGCTAAGGGGAGTGATAAACCTCTTTATGATACAGGAGCTCTTGTAAGGAGTGTTAAATATAAGATTGAATAGGAGTAATTATGGAATTTACCTTAGAAGAATTTGCTGGTGAAGAATTAAAAGCTTATGAAGTAACTAGAAAAATAGCTGGTGATATTGATAATCCAAAAGGAAAAGATTATAAATTTAATGCTGCAATGCTTATATGTAAAAAAGCTTTAAGAGGCTATAATCCAAATTCACAAGATGGTGGAAGAATTATAGGTGATTTAAGTGGAAAAACATTAAAAATTGTGGGATTAAAACTAGATGATGTTATTGAAATAGAAGGATACAAGTATAAAGTAACTGAAATATTACCAAGAATTTATGCTGATTTTGTGGAATTTTCATTGGAGTTGATGAGGAATGGACAATAGAGAACTTGAAGTATTCTTATTGAAAGAAATGAAAAAGATAAATGATAAGTTCCAGATAAAACCATTTGTTGATTTTAAACATGATAGAAAATTAACTTTACCTCGTATAGTTTCAAGAACTCTTAGTAACAAAATTATAAATAAGTTTGAAGATAGAGAAGAGGGGGAAAAAGGAGTTTTCAAGCAATATGAAGTTCATCAACATGTTATAAGTTTTTCCTTTACTTTATCTGAAAATGAAAGTTTTGAAGATGTAGAAAAAATAAAGAAAAAATTTGAACATAAAATAGGCTTTGATTGGTTTATAGCAAGAAGTGGGAAAAGTATAGTTATAGAAGAGATTACAGCAACAGTAGATTTATCAGAATTAACTAAGGATAGTTACACAGAAAGATATAGCTTTGATATGTATATTAATACTCTTGAAGAAAATATTGCTGAAATAGAATATATTAAAAAAGTTGAAATAGATATAGAAGCAAAATAAGGAGGAAAGAATGTCAATAATAGTAGGAACTGAAAAGAAAATAGTCTTTTTAAATGTTCATAAACCAGCACCAGTTGCACAAGCAACAGTCAACGTAATAGGTGTATTTTCAGTAAAAAAAGCAATTACAGAACAAAAAATAAATAAAATTGAAGATGTTATTGGATTAACTTCTGATGATGAAGCATATAAAATACTTCAAGCAGTTTTTAATGCAGGAGCACAAGAAGTATTAGTTTATGGAAAAGAAGTTCAAGGCAGTAAATATAAAGAATTTTTTGATGAAGTAAAAAATGACTGGTTTGGAACAGTTGTAGATACAACAGATATTGCAGAAATTGCTAAAATTTCTAAGGAAATTGGTGCAAGAAGAAAAATGCTATTTGCTGAGGTTTCAAAAGATGAAGCTGTAATGAATGTTGATAATAAAGTAAAAGCAATTGGAGAAGATACAACAGCTCTATTTTTTAGCAAAAATGATGAAACAGTTGCAGGAGCTGTTGCAGGGTACACAATATCAAAATTTCCAGGTTCAACTTTGATAGCAAATAAATTAATAAATGGAACAATAGATAGTGGAATGTTTGGGGCAGAACAAAGTAAACTAGATACTTTAAACTGTAACTATATTGCTTCAATGAAAGGTCAATTAGGTCTTGCTAATGGAGTAACTGTTGTTGGAAGTAGTATAGATTTTGAGCACTGTGCAAAGGCTCTTCAATTTAGATTAGAGGAAGATATTACTTTATGGTTAAAAGCAACTCCAAAACCAACATTTTATGATATGGGTCCATTGAAAGATACCATATTAAAAAGAACAGGAGAATTTGAAACTATGAGAGCCTTAGCAGAAGGTAAAACTACTATTAGTTTTATCCCTCTTGAAAATATTCCACAAAATAATATTTTAAAAGGAATTTTAACAGGGGTAAAAATTAAATGTTACTATACTTATGGAATTAAAGAATCTAGAATGGATCTTTATTTTGCAGTATAGAAGGGAGGTAAAAAATGCCAAAAAATCATTATAACTATAATCCAAATAAAGTGGATTTAATTATAGATGGAATTAGAATGTACGACTTTGGAGAAGATGTCAAGTTTACAGTTGCTTATGAGGAAGATTTTAGAGAAGTTATAACAGGAGTAGATGGAGATTCAACAACAGTAGAGCATAATAACAGAAATGCTTTAATTACTTTAAAAGTCTTAGCTGCAAGTCCATTAAATGTTACTCTTAAAAAACTTGCTTCAAGTGCAAAAGAATTTGGAGTTTTAGTGGTAGATGGAAACTTTAATGGAGACATTGGGTCAAATGCTTCAAAGGCACATTTTGTAAAAATAGCTGATTTTAATGCTGAGAAAGCACCAAAAGCAAGAGAATGGCAAATAAGGGTTATTGATTTAAAGGAAACAAATGACTTATTGAAATAGGAGTGAATGATGAAAAAAGAAGAATTAATGATAAATAATAAAAAAATAGTTTTAATGGAACAACCTTCACAATATATTCTTGATCTTGAAAGAAGATTTCCTGATGAAGATATGGTTGGATATTGTAAAGAAATTTTAAAATATCCAGCAGAGGTTAATCCTTCAATTGAAGAAATAATAAATCTCCCTGATTCTGTTAAATATGGAGATTTAGAGCTATCTTTAAAAAAAGAAGATGGAAAAAAAGATCTATATCTAGCACAAGAAATAATATATTCAGTTAGACAAAATAAACCTAATGCAGCTTATGTAGGAGAATTCTTTTTAAAAAAATTAAAAAAAGATGTTAATGATTATAAATATCAAGAACTTATAAAAATAGGTGAAGAGGTTTTTAAACAAGTAGGTGAAATGCTTTATTTAGGTCAAATTAGGGAAACATTTCGTAAAATGTAATGGTATTCAATATAATGCTGAAAGTATAGAATATATGATAACTTGTATAAGCGGATATACTAAAAATTTTAAGGATACAGAAAATTACACTGTTAGAGAATTACAAAGGTATTTTGACAGACTTATAAGATATGTGGAGGAAATAAAAGATGGCAATTAGAACTTTAAGTATAAACATAATGAGCTACTTAAAAGGACAAGGCTTTCAAGCTGTTAATAATCAAATAAATGGCTTAAAGTCTAGTTTGTCATCTTTAAAATCAGTAGCAAGTAATGGACTATTTCAAATGGCTGCTGGATATTTTGCAATATCAAGTTTAATAGGGCAATATAACAAAGCTGTTGAAGCTAGTAATTTACAGTTAGAAAATGAAACAAAGTTATATGCAACTTTAAGAGCACAAAATTTTAGAGATGAGCAAATTCAAGGTCTAAAAGATTATGCTTCTGAACTTCAAAAAACAGGAGTAATTGGAGATGAAGTATCATTAGCAGGAATAAGACAGTTAGCCTCATTTAAATTGAATGAAGAAAGTATTAAAGAGTTATTACCACAAGTTCAAAATTTAATGGTTGCTGAAAAAGGTTTAAAAGCAACTTCAATGGATGCAGAAAAGTGGAGTAAATCTTTAGGAATAGCTGTTACAAGTGGGCAAGTTAGAGTATTAAAACAAGCTGGGATTGTACTAGATGAACATACACAAAAAGTTTTTGAGAATGCTACTCAACAAGAAAGAATAGCTATATTGGCAAAAGAAATTAAAGAAAGAGTAGGAGAACAAAATGCTGAATTTTTAAAAACTCCCGAAGGAAAGATAGTTTCAGCACAAAATAGAATAGGAGATATCTATGAATATATAGGTGGACTTGTAAGAGATACAAGAGCAGACTTTTGGAGTATGATTGCTGATAATGCTGAATGGATTCAAGATTTTTTAGGTGGACTTATAAAAGCAGGAGCAGGGGCATTTAATACAATTACTAGAACAATAGGAGGTATTTTTAATGTTCTTAAAGCATTGCCACCAGAAGCAAGAAATACTATTAAATTAATAACTGGATTTTTGTTATTAAAACAATTTCCAATTATTAGTGGCTTTTTGATAATTGAAGATATATTTGCAGCATTTCTTGGAAAAGAAAGTTTTACAGAAGATGCTATAAATGCAATTCTTAAATTTACTGGAACAAATTATAGATTTGAAGATTTGAGAAAAGGTATTGCAGATTTATGGGATTTATGGGTAAACAAAGCTGATTCAGGAATAGAAAAAATTAGTCTAACAACTAAGGTTTTATCTGATTTATTAGATACTTTACAAGGTGGGGCTGGGTTACTTCAAATGATATGGGGAGCAACTGGTGGAGCAATTTATGATTTTGGAAAGAATACTGTAAATGTACTTACAGGAGATTTTGAAGATATTAATTGGGACACATCTTTAGGAAATATATCAGGTGGTTGGGACAAATTGTATGGTGCAGGTCAACACATGAATGAAACTGATGATATGCACCAAAAATATGTCCTTGATGAAGCAATAAAGCAACAACAAAAAAATTTTAAAACAATGGAATATGTTCAAAAAAATCAAGGGAATATTGCTTTTCCAGTAGAAAAGGAAATAATAATTCCAGGTTCAGCACCTGTTATTCCTTTATCAACTTATGGATTTCCTTATGAAAATAAAACAACAACTAATTATGGAACTTATGAAAAAAATAAAGAAATCCAACAACTTTTAGATAATAAAAATAAGGAGATTAGTAAAGTAGATACTTATTATGCACCAAGACTACCTGATAAAAAAATAACTCAAGATACTAGACAAAAGGTAGAAAAATCAGTGGTAAAAAAAGAAAATAAAAAATTTGAATATGTAAACAATTCAAAATATGAAATAAAAGTCATAGGAGAAGTACAAAATGATGTTGCTAAAAAGGTTGAAGGTGTTGTAAGAAGAATTCAGGAAGAAGAGAAGCAAAGACTAAGAGCAGAAATTGGAGGTAACTACACTCAAGCAGGTGGTTTAGAATGAGTTTATTTAATAACTTAATGCAAATGATTGAAGATTATTTTAATAAGGGAAAAGAAAAATCAAAACTTGGGGATGTAGAGCTTGATATTATTTCAGAAAAATCAAGAACCATGTCAACAACTGTTACAAATAGAAGAGTTGAAAAAGGATTTAATATTGCTGATACAGTCAGAAAAGAAGCAATGCTTATAAATATAACTGTTGTAGACAATTCTAATCAAAAAGAATTTAATAGAAAAAGTTTAGAGCAAATGCTTGAAGCAGGAGAACCTATACTTTTCTATTATGCTGGTAGAGATAAATATGAAAATATTGTAATTGAAAGTATTGAAGAAATAGAGGACTACACAAAGAAAGATTGTTTTACTTATTATATAGTTTTAAGACAAATAACAGTTGCAGAAATTAAGTCAACGGATGTAAAAACTGACTATAAAAAAGCTAAAAGTACTGGTGGGAAAAAGAGAAGAACTACTGCAAAAGTAAAAGGTGCAACTAATACTGAAAAAGCAAAAATAGAAGCAAAAGGGAAAGAAAAAGAAAGAGGAAAATCATCACTTAAACAATTAGGGGGATTAGTAGGATGATAAAAGCATTAGAAATAGATGTTGAAGGTATAGAACAAAACGGAATAATAGCCGATATTGGGAGTAACTTAAAATTAGATTTAATTTATAACAATGTAGACAGCTATATTTACATATCTATATTAGATTCTGATGAAAACAGAATAACTGGCTTTTTTAGATTAGTACCTGATACAAACTTTTTATCTCTTGTAAGAATAGAGCAATTACAGCAGTTAAGATGCATAAAAATAAATGACTTTGCTGAAGAAAGAGATAAGATAACTCCTAAAAATCTTAATAAAGATTACAAATTTTTTCTGATAGGTGATGATAATGGCTAAATTATGGAAACAAGTGAGAGTGGTAACTGTTGGAGAGTTAATATTTGATTATGAAGACATTGATGTAGAATTTGATGTTAAATGTACTGATGATAATAAGAGTGATACAGCTACTATTAAAATATATAACTTATCTGAAACTACAAAAAATAAAATCCAAGCAAATCAAATAGTTAATATTGATGCAGGTTATAGAGAATTACATCAAAGCATATTTGGTGGCTTAGTTGAAAGTGTAAGAACATATAGAGACGGAAATGATTTAGTAACAGTTATTGTTGCAAGTCCTAATAATCGTGCTTATACAAATACAGCTGTGAATGTACAATTTAAAGCAGGAATTAAAGCAAGTGAAATATTAAAACAATTAGAAAAAAGTATTCCATTTAAAATAGATGTTAAAGAATTAGCAAAAGATACTGTTTATCCAAATGGAAAAGTCTTTTCAAATAGACTTTCTAATGTTATTTCAATTTTAGCCAAAGATACTGGAACTATTGCAAGATTTACTGATACAACTATTGAATTTAAAGTTCCAGGAAAAGCATATAGCACTACTTTAAAACTGGGAAGTGAACAAGGTTTAGTTAGAGTTGAAAAACAGCAAGAAAAAGCTGAGGTAAAAAAAGACAAAAAAGAAGATAAGAAAAAGAAAGAAAAACAAAAATATACAATAGAAGCATTTTTAGTTCCACTTGTAAAAATAGGACAAAAACTGCAAATAGAGTCTTCTGTATGGAATGGAGAAGGAATAGTTAAAGAATGTACTTATACAGCTGGAGATGTTGAAACATTTTCAGTAAATGCAATTTTAGAGGTACTTTAATGGAATTAGAAATAATAAAAGCAATGATTGAGGACAGACAAAATGAAATACATACATCTTTACCTGCTATTGTAAAAAGTGTTAATTATGGTGCTGGAACTTGTACAGTTGAAATAATACCTCAAAGGGTACTTTGTGGAAAATTAACAAAATATCCAACTCTAATTGATGTAAAACTTGATTTTCTTAGATTTGGAGATTGGAAACTTCAATTTCCACGCAAAGAAGGGGATAAGGTTTGGGTAGGATTTTCAGAATCTACTATATCAGAAGATACAAGTTTAGAAAGGTTTAGCCTTAATGAACCATACATTATTGGAAGTTGTGAAGGGGGCTATGAAGATAATTCAGAAGATATTATTTTAACAGGAGCAGGGACAAGAATAGAAATAAAAGGCAATGGGGACATAAATATAATTGCTGGAAGTAATAAAACTACAATTACAAGCAATGTTACTATAAATGGGGATGTCACAATAAATGGGGATACTACTCAAGTAGGAGATACTACACAGACTGGAACAGTGACAGTTAATGGAAGCATAGGAGCAAGTGGAGATGTTACAGGAAAGGGTATAAGTTTAAATGACCATACACATAAATATAATCCTGGATCTAATCCTCAAACTTCAACAAGTAAAGCACAATAGGAGGAAATTATGGGAACAAGTGTAAAATTAAATAATAATTGTGACATAGTTTTTGATGAAAATGGTGTGTGTGAACTTGTTGATGGTGTTGAAGATATTATCCAAGCTATAAGGGTTGAGTTGGAACAAAATAAAGAACAATGGGTTTTAAATGTATTGTATGGAGTACCCTATTTAAATAAAGAAAATAAAGGATTACTTCAGATAAAAAATAATCAATCAAAGATAATTCAAGAGCTTATCAAAACCATTTCAAAATATGAAGAAGTGGAAAAAATACAAAGTATTGAATTTGTGGAAAATAGAATAGTAGCAAAAATTAAGATAAAGGGGGAAATATATACATTATGATAACTGAAAAAGGTTTTGAATTACCAACAGTAGAAGAAATTTATCAAAGAAAACTTGCTGATTTCAAGACAGTAAAGCCAAACATTAGAGAAACAGATAGTAATGTCCTTATTCCTCTTTTAAAATTTGATGCTGCTGAAGAATATGATAGTTATTTACAAGGTTTAGCTGTTTATAATAATTTAAATGTCTATACAGCAGTTGGTAACTCTTTAAATGCTATAACTTCACATTTAAATATGACTTGGAAAAAACCACAAAAAGCAACAGGCAAGGTAGAAATAGAAGCTGATATAGGAACTATAATACCACAGGCTTGGGGGATAGAAACAGAGTCAAAAGAAAAATTTATAACATTGAATACAAGAGCAGTTAAAGTAGAAAAGAGTCCATTGCAATTAGAAATAATTGCATTAGAAGCAGGTAAAAATGGTAATGTTTCAGCAGGACAAATAATTAAACAAACTGAGATTATATCTGGTATTAAGTCAATTAAAAATAAAATAGGAACATTTGGTGGAGCTGATTTAGAAACAGACACAGAATTAAGAGAAAGGTATTTGGAAAGAATAGATAGAAAAACTTCATTCACAACAGAGGGAATTAAGAACTATATACTTCAAAACACTAATGTTAAAAAGTGTCAAGTATTAGAAAATGATACTGATGATTTTGATGCAGAGGGAAGACTAGCACATAGCTATGAAGCTATTTGTTTTGGTGATACTGATGAAAATATACTGCAAGCCTTATATGATTATAAACTTGCAGGAATTAGAGCAGTAGGAGATATAACAAAGCAATTTGAAGAAATAAGTGTAGGTTTTAGTAGAGCAATAGAAAAACAAATCTTTTTAAAGGTAGAAATTACAACTATTAAAGAAGTTTGGAAAGATGAATTTAAAAAAGTAATTAAT